TCTTTACTCCGTAATATATGTCATTCAGGAAAGAAATAACATCAACGTCTTTTTTAAAACTGTAGTTTAATTTTAATTCATTCGACCCGCTTGGGTTCTGGGCGGCGGCAGCATTATAAATCTGGTATATTTCCGGTTTGGATAATCCAAATATTAAATCGTCCGCAATTTCATTTACCTGTATTTGTGCGTTGGAAAATATATCATATTCAGTGTTGATAGTGGATTTAGTACCCTTTATAGTTTTGGGTATTATTCCTATCTCTGTTCTGTTCGTAGAAATACCATTTATGATAAGTTTATTTTCGCTCCCATTTTCATTGCCGATGATGTTTCTACCAAGTTCTATATAAAGTTTATAATTTCCATTTTGTACGCCAAGATTATTTAGATTCTTGCTTACATCAAAAAACAATGATTGTGTTTCTGTACCAAGTATTACAAAGTCCGTGTTATACTTTTTGTATGAATATGTTATAAACTGGTTGAATACATCGTAATAAGATGACGTATGAAATGAATATTCTCCGGTGGAATATATCATGGACGACGTAATCAAACTATCGTCTAAGTTATATACTCCAAATTTTATATAATCTTGCTCTTTCTGCCCAAATGGGAAATTTTTGAAAGTTTTTCCATCCGTGTAAAAACTTAAATCTTCTTTGCTTAAAAATGATCCAAAACTCAAAGATGAGGTAGAAGTTACGGTATATTTTACATCTGATAAATTCATAACTCTGTAAATGTTGGGTCAATTCTAGTTTCAACCTTTACTGGCTCATATACGACATTTTTAAGTTCTATGCTTATGGAAGAACTATACAACTGGGAAGTTGTGTTTTGTATTGTGAGGTTTGTGTATTCATCTATGTTTGGTACAATATAACCCGTGCTTAATAAGCTTTCTACATCCGCCTGATTATATCCAATTAGATTTGGGTTGGCTTTCATCTAGAAATCTTGAATGTTGTTGGAATAGTATAGGTCAATATAGACCCACTTTGTTCTGAACGTATTTCAACCGTGTAGTATCGTTCAGACGCAAGTCCGCTTGTATCAAGCATAAAATAATTTCCTGTTGGATCACAACTCAGGCGGGTAAAATCATCATATGGAAGTATTGTTTCTTCGCTTTCTGCATCCTTGATTTGGTAATAACTCGAAGATGGTAGATAGTATGGAGACAGATAATCGGAGAATCTGTTAGTAAATGTTTTTACTGGATATCTTTGTCTTGCGGCGACATCCATACGAACAATGGAACCGAACTTGTATTCTCTTGCCATATTCTTCATATTTACTACAGCGTCACGTAGTTGTATAGCATCCGCACTACCAGTATTGATGGTAGAATCATACCAGCATACATCAAGATATGGAGAATATATTGTATTAGTTTCTTTGCTAAAGAACTTCAATGAGCCATAATCCACAGAACTTGACTCGTCTGCGTGCATCAATATGAAACCTTCGTTTGGTATTGCTCTAGTAAGCCAAGCATTTACTATTGGAGTAACATCCATTCTTACGTCGGATGTTTGATAATCAAAGTATTGATAGCAAGCATATGAACCCGTGGATATTATGCTGGACGAAACTGGCGGAACATAACTGCTTGTAGGACAATCTGGGAATGGGTTGTATTGGCTTATGTTTGGATACTCGGCATATCCAGAACCAGATGCGATAGAGGCACTATCCAACCACCATACACCACCACCACTACAGTCGGTGAGAGACCCGGTATTCCACCATTTTTGTAGTTGGTCGGCACTATAAAACTTCCAGTTTGCTCCATCGGACGTTGATGCTCCATCATACTTGTATCCAGTTCCCATTGCCCAAGATTGTGAAACAGGATATGCGGCAAGCGAATAACGAACTGGTACTTCTTGCGACTCACAAATCTTCAAGTTCAAGAAAAACTTGGGGCTGGTAATTGTTCCCGCCGCTATAGATTGCGATATTGTGGATAAGTCAAAATGTAAAAGTGCTCGCGATAAAACAGCACCCATAGTAGTTGGTCCAGATACATCTTTATATGAACTTGATACTACTCTTGGATCCGTAGAACCAGAATCAAAAGACGCCGACTTTAGTCCATTCAATAGTTCTATACTTGAACTGGTATAAGAAAACAATACAGGAAATGTACTTGTGCTTGAACAACTATAGCCAGAAACTCGTTTTTCAACTTCTAATAGTTCGTCCAACCCCATATTTTTGTACATATAGGTTGGATAGTTGGTTATAAACGTGTCTTTTGTTGGATATAAAAAGTAGTGCATTTATATATTTCTTTACTTTATAAATATAAACACCCAACAGATATTCTGTATATATTTATGCTACTCTGCCTACTATATCTTTAGTTGGAAAACGTACTTCAAACACTGACGGATCTATGGATGGATATATAACATTATCTACTGTGGCCTTTTCAGTGTCATATTCGTATTGAGAATAATCACCATCTTTTAGTGTAAGATTTTTTACACGCAACTGAGTTACGGACTGAACGCCATCTACTTTGGCAATTTCCAGTTCCAATCTGCTAAGATTGATTGGCTGACAGAACTTAGTATTGTTTATGTCGAAATATTGCTGCACCAGTGTTAGACAATTAGCCAAAACTTCGCGCTTATTATAGTTTTTATAAACAATAATGCTAAAATCGACGCCAATATTGATGACGTATCCATCCAACATATTCACGCTATCTGTAAGCATTCTATACTGATTTAGGTAGTTTTTCAGATTATTGCGTACTGCTTCGTTGGTAGGAATCAATCGTTGATTATTGTCATAACACAACAAGTATAGATTGATAGCAAATGGGTTGTTTTTGTCTGGATTAACTTTGTTTACTGTACCCGGTGCGAAACTTCCAGACTGTAATGAGGATGGTTGTGCTTGTATATTAGATATGTCCAACTGAGTATCTGTTACTGCATAAACTTTGGCAATAGACCCATATTTTGATGGCATTGCGTATGTTCTTACTTCATAATCTCCCTGTGTTACCGCTCTATTTTGCGCAGCAAAGTATGCCAGTGCATTATTACGAATTTCATCGTTTGTTTCTGCGGCTTTTCCTCCCGTCGCTGGTATTGGGTTGTTTACTCGGACGGAACGACGTACCAGATTAGTTAAGTTGAATTCCAACAACCCCATTTCCGTCAAATCGCCAAAAAATTCAACAGAACTTACATTTTTGATTGCGTTTGCATTTACGTTACTTTCTACTCCACCTCCAACTACATATCTTATCGTCAACGTCGTGTTTGAAGGAGCCTGTCCAAATGCTTTAGACGATAGAAAATTTGATGGGTCATATGCAATATTTTCTGCTCTAAAAGTCGTAGGTTTATTTACAGTAAATGCGTTTGGTATAATCAACTCGTCGTCTTTTATGCTAATACCAGACCCAAATTCCAAAAACGTTGTGTTATCTGCGTCAACGCCGGTGACAAAACGTTTTGATGTACGCAAATATCTCAACAAAAATGGCGTAGTATCTCTGTACACGGATAGAGTAACATCATTTTTATAGATATTTTCATAATCTACTGGTAGTAGATCTTGGGCAAGATAATCTGTCTCATACCATCTATTTCCATCAGAATCATACACATCTAATACTTCTATTACATTAGTATCATCCAAGTATATCTTTAAAAATGGAACAGGATCAACAACTGATACAGTTTTTGTCAATATTTGACCAGAAAATGCATCTACACTCTTTTTTAACACAAAAAATTCTGGTTGTCCCGCAGAGTTTCTTTGAAAAACAGAAACTTCGAGTGGATCGTTTTTTGTATCTACTGTAAAATCTACGGGCGAATTAGTCAAAAATGTTACGTTAGTATCGCTCGTGGTAGACATTCCTGGTTTTATGATTTGAGCATAATTTAGGTCAGGGACTATTTCTCCCGCATCATCCGTCTTTGCAGGAACCAATTGATATACATCCAATCTTGTAACCGAAGGTATTGTTGCCTTTGCTTTGTATCCTACCGATTTTGCCGCATCAATAATATTTTTTCTTTCCTCGGAATTTACCAACATAGATTCCTTGAATTGATAATCGATGTAATATGATAATACGTCGCCAACATACGCCGCCATTTCCATAAACATCATTCCGGTGGACGCTTCACTGAAGTCTTTGTATGTATTAGGATAATATGTCTTGGCAAAATCCATTAACGACTGCTTCAGTTGAGAAAAGTCTTTGTTTAGATACTTAATATCTTTCTTATCTGGTTTGAATGATTTTGGTGTATCTAATATCATATGTTGCTGGTGTTCATTGAAACTTCCAAGGTTTGTTGCTGTGTTACTCCAATACTAGGAACAGTGAATAACACTTTGACGCCAATAGTGTATTTATCTTTAAATTCAGAATCGTTAGTGCTTACTTGAACATCACTTACATTGACATAAGACATCCATCTCGTGATATCTTTTCTAATCGTATTTTCTATTAACGCGGAAATATCGTCGGTATAATTTTCAAACAATACATTCCACAATCCAGAGCCAAAATCTGGATTCATTCTTCGCTCTCCTTTTTTTGTGCGCAATAACAAGTTTAAATTTGATTTTACCTGGTCTATTATGGTGTAACTTTGGTTAAAATAACCTTGTGGCCCATGTGTTATGGGTAAAGTTATGCCATAAGGTTGTATTGCTGTTGCCATTTATTTTTACATTGGACGCTTGGCCTTCGCCTTAGCATCAACTGCTTTTAGAAGTTTCGAATAATCTCTGGTCAACGCATTTGCTACCGCAGCGACTTCTTTGTTTTCGTTCAACGCTTCTTTTGGTAAAGTTTTTATTACATCAATTGCAGAAGGTGTGGAAGTTTGTTCTTCTATAGGAACACCTCCAACAGTTTCATTTAATACCTGGTTCAATAATGGATTTTTTGTAAAAATTTTAGGCGCTTGAACGGCCTGTTTTTTTACAGGTTCTTCTAATCCAACGTTGAAATTTGGTTTTCTGGTTGGAATTTGATCGGCCTGCTTTCTTGTTTCAAGTATTGCCGCCGAGTTCTCTGTCATTTTTTCTGCAAGCACTTCCATCAATAGTTGTGGAAGGGCGTTATGCACTTCTTCTTTTACGATAGTTCTTATAATATCTACTAGTTCGTTCTTTTTCATATATATGATGCTTTATATAAATATATAGTATTTTTAATAATCAGCCAGTTGGCGGAAAGGTAAATGATTTAAGTGTAGATCCCGCCGTAGATGTAAATTGACTTGTTTTTATATTTGAAGTCGCCAATATACCTTCTCCGACTTTTGGTGCAATATTGCTAACATCCGGGAATCCAGATAAATCTGGTTTTGGTGCCGGTATTTCTATTGTTTCACCGTCTTCATTTGTTGTAGTTTGGGGCGGATTTAAAGTATTAAAGTTGCTTAAAAATGAATCTTTTGCTCCGCCTACCACGCTATTAAGTTGGCCTTGTATGTTGTTTACTCCAGTAGAATCAATCGCCGTTTGCAACTGACCTAATGCTTGACCTTTAATGTCGTCTAAAACGCTACTTAACAAATGTTTCAATAATTCGGAAGGATTTGCGGACATTGCTGCTTTTATTACGGACACTGCTGCCAGCGCCATTCCCATGTTTATTTTTAATCCAGGCACAAACGGAGGAACTATACTTTTATATTTTGCTATCTGCTCGGCTATAAACTTAGGACCAGCACCAAGATTTATACCGGCTAAATCTATGCCTGGAAATTCTGGCAGTTTGGGAAAATTTAGACCAGTCAAACTTAAATCTAATTTTGGCATACTGGCATTAAATCCAAGTGTTTTAAGTGCGTCTCCGACGGGAGGTAAAGATGTTGGAATTCCCAGTGAAGATGCCGCGCCTCCTATGCTCGTGGGTACTCCCAAACCGGACGCTGCACCTCCTATACTTGTTGGTACTCCCATAGTTTGTCCAATTCCACTCAAATTCAAGCTTGCTGGACTAGATATTGGATTTGTTATACTTAAACTCGGAGCACTAATGGATCTTAAAGATAAATCGGGTGCTGTTCCTGTTAAAAATTTAGGGGCACTTGTTCCCACACTTACCGACGGGGTACTTACACTTATTGAAGGCGAAGAAAAAGTGGTAGATGATAAAGACACTGACGGAGCCCTGACTACAGATAGTGCATTCATATTATCCTCCCAAGAATACTCTACTACTTAACAGTGAACTTAACTGCGATCTTAGTGCAGTTAAGCTTATTTGAGATGCATACAGCGATTGCATTTGTTCCGCCCACATTGCCATAGCTGGTGGAAGAGATGGGGTCGTTGGTCCAACTTTGGTCATATGAAAATGCGATATTAACGCAGTCAACATCTGTATTTGAGTATTAACGTTCAATAACATCCAGTCGCACAACGAATACATCCATAACACGGTAGTTCTTCCCAATAATGCCGGTTGATCATTTGGTCCTTCGGTATTAAAATTTAAATATATCTTCGGTGCATTTAGTGTCATTATTCCCTTGTTAGACGTTATTGTCGTATTTCCATAAGAATTTAAAGAAAGTACTTGATCTGTAGAGATTCCTATCATTTTCTTGGAAAAGAATAGCATTTCGTTTGCCTTGGAAGAAAATACTAATCTGTCACTGTTTATCACTATTTGATCTCCATCTAATTTTGGAAAAGGAATGCCCTTTGTGACATTTATCATGCCGGTCGTTGTTACCGGAGAAAATCTGGATATAGTTTTTCCCGAAGTAAGATGTATGGAAGAACCATCTTTATTTATATCTTCCACCGTATACCCTTTTCCTGTATATCCTTGTGGAAGTTTTATCGGCGCTTGTCTATTTCGTATAAGTATCATCGGATTGCCACCATTATCCGAATATTCTCCAAGTCCATTATCATTTCCACGATTGTTGTCGTATGCTCCAAATCTTATAGACGATCCAAATCTTGATTGTAATATGGTATCTCCCTCATACAATTTCAATCCACGTATTTTTGGGTTAAACTTAAAGTAGTTCCCCAATATTCCCGTATAATCGTCACCTCCAGAAAAATTAATTTTTGATTGCGGGCCTGTATATGCACCATCTTCGGAATATTCGTTTATATTTTTATCAACTTGCCCTGACGTTCTTTCCGCAGAAAAATCTGCATTTGAATTTATCGTGGAATTTACATTAAGTTTCCTGGTATAAAAATACTGATCTCTGTATTTTCCAACGATTACTATTTCGTTCATTAGGGGATATTCTACAATACCCGTATTTTCCACTGGAAATGCCCAGTTAAGCGTTTCTTTTTCTTCATTAACTTGGCTGTTTAAAAATCTAAATCTTACTCTTCCTATCCAAGAATAGTCGTTGTCGGATGGATTTGGCTCACTTCCGTCTATATTCGGAGGCCAAGTATCGACCGATAATATGGCTGATGAAAATATTGGATGGGTTTCATCCAACACAACGTCCAGAACCACGGCTTCTTCCAACTCATAAAATAAATTTGTATCTGGTTTTCTTTCTATAACAAAACGTTTTGACGCAAGCATATCATCTTGTTTGGTATTTTGTTCTGCACGTCTGTCAACGGTGTTATAGGCCATAAATTTTATTTAACCTTTTTTTCGGTTGCTTCCGGTTTTTGTAACTGTTTGGCGGTTTCTTCTACGGTAGCCATCAACTGTTTGCGTTCTTCTTCAGTCAACAACATAGCACCACCTTCACCTTCTGCTCCACCCTTGCCACTCATTAGTCTTTGTATAATAGCAGCAAGTTTGATAAGTTGTTCATCGTTTCTTACACCAACATCAAAATATTCTTTCAATAATGGCACAATCATGGTGGCATCGTTGATGGTTTTGATCATTTCACGCAAATCAGTAATCAGAATATCTATCTGATTCTTCTTTTCTTCGCTGTTTTTGACAATGTCTTTACACAGGTCGGAGAAGTTTTTGCCCTTAAAAATCTCTATGTCATTATCCATGACTATAAATAGTATTTATAATATATATTTAGATTTTTGCCCCGCTGATTGTGCCACGATTTAGATATTCTTCAGCGATGTTTTGCTGGGTAGCCTTCATTTTATTGATGACTTTGGTAATCTTTTGAGTTTGGCAGTCGGCGATTTCTCGTATATATAAATAAAGTGCCTTTTTGTTAAATACATCAATACGGTCAGCGTTTCTGAATATTTCTATAACAGCGTGAGCAATCTTTAGGTCTTTTTCCTTGTTGAACATCTTATGAACGTTCTTATCCCAGTAATCTACCATTAGTGCTATAAACTCGCGTGTTTCGCTTTCTTGCTTTTCGTGTTCTGGTTCTACTACAAATTCACCGGCATCGCCTGCTTGCTCACATATTTCAACGTGCTTCTTGAACCGCTTATATGTTGTATTATTATCTAAAATAAACCAGTTCTTGGCAACAATGCTGAAGTAACTAAATGCCTTACCCTTACCTGGCTCATATTTGTCTATATTAGCCACCATATGCGATATAGCCTGTTTTTGTATTTCAAGAGGGCTGACATCCGCATAACTAAATTTGAATGTGTTATAAACGTTTTCTGCTATCTTAAAGAACGCTTGTTGGATATGGTCGTTGTATATTCTATCTTTTTCTCTGGAATCTGTTGCTTGATTATATGCTATGATTGCTGCTTCTGTTTCTGGAGTAAAATATACATTTGATACTTTTGGCGTGCCGTCTTTTTGCTTATTCCTGGCACCTTTTGGTCTGCCCCGTGGTCGCTTCTTTGGTTCAATCGGCGTATCATTTATTACAACCGGAACAATAATCTGCTTTTTTACCTTTGGCTGCTTCTTATCCTTTTTTACCTTTTTTATATTTTTGGACGCTACTCGTTTTACTTTTTTGACGAGTTTTGTTTTTTTAGCATTCTTCAGTTTCTTTTTTTTCATATATTATTTTATCTTCTCGTCAAACTCTTTGATTATTTGTAAAATACTCTCAAACGTGGCACCAACATCATCGTCTTTCTCAAATAAATTTCTGTCATCCACCGCCTTTATTCCCCGATATACATTATCAATTTCCGTCCTAAAATATGTAAGCCACTCTTCGTATACTTCCATCTTTTTGAGTAGATTATAACACGCATATCCCAACGCACAAGTCGTTAGAAAAAATATAACCAATAGAGTTATTAGTAACCACATAAAGAGTATTATTTTTCGTCTTCCTCTTCTTCGTCTTCGTCGGGATCGTATCCAAGTTCTTCTTTGATGATTCCCAACGCTTCTTCGACCGAAGGCCAACTACGGCTTTCTAGGGCGTATTCTAATAGTTCTTTTACTTCTTCTAGGTTGTCTGGGTCAATGTTCATAGTATCTTCCATCCTTGTTCAACGAGTTCTAATGCCTTCTTGTATTTTATATATTGTGTTTCACCATTTTTTTCCACAACAACCTTATCATTTCTGCCGTGTTTTACCTTTTTTTCTACCGGCTTGATGAACTTGACGCCAGGATCAATCATCAGTCTGCCATTTAGATGGTCGATTTCGTGTTGAACGCAAATTGTTTCTAATATACCAACATCATCATATACGCTTTTTTCTGTTGGCGGATTTGTATCTGGACCAAATGGGATGGGGTTGGCGTGGTTGAGAGTATTGACGGTTACTTTCAACTTACGCATCGTATTACAACTCTTGCCCGGCAAACTTAGGCAACCCTCAAGATAAATGATATTTTCGTTACTAACTTCTGTTATAACAGGATTCATCAACACAACTGGCGGTTGATCTTTTCTGGCTCTAATAACAGAAACACTTTTTGATATTCCTATTTGATTAGCAGATAGTCCAACTCCACCGTGAGGCAAACTATCTAAAGTTTCTATAAGCTTGTTTGCTATTTCTTGACCCTCTTCAATAGAAGATACAGGTGTTGTTGGCTTATGTAGAAAATCTTTATCCTTGACTATTTTATAACTCATACTATGTGAATTTTTTTGTTTTACAATTCACATATATATTGAATAGTTTTATTTTGTCAACTTATAATAAAACAAATTATGGCTGTGGACGACTAAAGCGTTCATAGTCCCTAATAAATGCTTCTGGAGGAGCTTCTGTGCTATTTGCTTTAGCAGGCTCTATTCTGTTTTGTAGTTGTTCGTTATATGGGTCTTTTTGTTCTATTTGCTGAGAAGGTTCTGGTGTAGGCTCTGGAGTCGGACTTGGTGTTGGCTCTGGAGTAGCAGAAGGAGTGGGAGATGGTGTTATTGTTGGTTCTGGTATAGCCGTTGGAGTTGGCGTTATAACTGGCGTAGCAACTGGCAAAATCTGTTCTTTCTTTTTTCCTACTAATGTATTATACGCTAGAATCAAACACACCGCCAGCGGGTCAAACACAAGCATGATAGACCATATGAAATAGTTTACTGCTGTATCTAATGGTACGCCAAGGCTCTTGGCAATAAACTTGAATGTGCCTACATCTGTTTTTACTATCTTGTCTTTATAATCTGTGTTTTGATTACGTAATGCTTGTATTTCGTTTTGATATTCTATTACCTTTTTCTTTCCGGCTTCTGCTAATTCATCC